CAACTGAACTTTGAAAGTGCTGCTGGATTGCTTCGGTATTGTATCAAGCATGAGCACTGGAGCATCTTTGAACACGCCTTCATGACCCTTGAGATCAACACTACCAGGGGTATTGCTGCTCAGATCCTCAGGCATCGTTCCTTCACCTTCCAGGAGTTCTCACAGAGGTATGCTGACACGAATCTGCTTTCGGAAAGACCTGTAACACCAGATCTTCGTAGGCAAGATACAAAGAATCGTCAGAATTCTATTGATGATTTTGGTGATTATGTGAAGTTGGGAATGCAGGGTGAGATTGCTAAGTACTTTGATCAAGGTCAGATGCTTTATAATTCTCTTCTTGAGAAAGGAGTTGCTAAAGAGTGTGCTCGTTTCGTTCTTCCTCTTGCCACACCAACTCGTATCTACATGACTGGATCATGTCGTTCGTGGATTCACTATATAAAATTACGTTCTGGTCACGGGACTCAAAAAGAACACATGGATATTGCTAAAGAATGTCAGTGTGTTTTTGCTGGTCAGTTTCCTAACGTTGCTGAAGCATTGGAGTGGATTTAATGGCAACTTACCCAGTAATTAACAACACAACTGGAGAACAAAAGGAAGTGACTATGAGTGTCACTGAATGGGACCAGTGGAAGATAGACAATCCTGAGTGGCAGAGAGACTGGAGCGATCCATCTACCTGCCCTGCTTCTGGAGAGGTTGGAGAATGGAGAGATAAAATGACAAAATCTCATCCAGGATGGACAGATCTTATGAAGAATAGAATTGTCCCTCAAGCAAAGTATAATAAATCTATTACATCAAAATACAATTACTAATATGCCAAGAGCAAAGAAAAAATTAACGCCTGAGATCAATGGAATGAGCTCAAAGATGTTGAAAAGAAGGAAGCCAATTAATAGTGGATACTTTTTACCCATAGAACCTCTCACAGATAATCAAAGGATTATGTTTGAGGAGTATGGTAAAGGAAAACATCTTTATAATTATGGATGTGCTGGAACTGGAAAAACTTTTGTTGCTTTGTACTTAGCATTGAGAGATGTTCTTGATGAAAATTCTCCTTACGAAAAAGTTTACATCGTTAGGTCTCTTGTTTCCACCAGAGAGATTGGATTCCTTCCTGGAACACATGAAGATAAAGCATCACTTTATCAGATACCATACAAAAATATGGTAAAGTACATGTTTGAAATGCCAGATGACAATGCCTTTGAAAATCTGTACGCTAACTTAAAATCTCAAGAAACTATTTCTTTTTGGAGTACATCATTTATTCGTGGTACTACTTTAGATAATTGTGTTATTATTGTAGATGAATGTCAGAATTTAAATTTCCATGAATTGGATTCAATCATCACACGGGTTGGACAAGATTCAAAAATTATGTTCTGTGGTGATGCTAGTCAATCAGATCTTCAAAGAACAAATGAAAGAACAGGTATTCTAGATTTTCAAAAGATTCTTCAAAACATGGAAGAGTTTTCTTTAGTTGAATTTGGAGTTGAAGATATTGTTCGTTCTGGACTTGTTAAGTCTTACATCATCGCTAAAATGAATACCCTAGGATCTGTATGAAAACATTTATTCATAATGAGTTGCTGACTCCTGTTCAGATGGAAACGATTACCATTGATGGTAAAAGATATTATTTAACTCCAACTGGTAACAAGCATAAGTCAGTTACAACTGTGATTGGAAACAACAAAGCGAAGAAACAAGGTATCATGGAGTGGAGGAAACGAGTTGGCGAAGAAAAAGCCAATAAAATTTCCTCTCACTCCACCCGTAGGGGGAATAGATACCACAAATTAACTGAAAACTATATTAATAATGAACATGATGCTAATTTATATGCTGATGATCCATTAGTATGGTTGATGTTTAATTCTTCTCTTGAAATACTGAACAATATAAATAACGTATACTTACAAGAAGCTGCATTATATTCTGACAAACTTAGAATAGCAGGAAGAGTTGATTGTATTGCCGAGTATAACGGTAAACTCTCTATAATTGACTTTAAAACTTCTGAGAAGGTGAAAAAAGAAGCATATCTTTATGACTATTACGTTCAAGAAGTGGCATACGCTTGTATGTTACAAGAACTTTATAGCTTGAATGTAGAACAGCTTGTGACAATTGTTGTTTGTGAGTCATCTGATGTTCAAGTAAGCATCCAGCCACCTAAAAAAGAATACTTTATTAAGTTACAACAGTACATTCAAGAATACGAAGAATCCTATGAGAGAAACAATAGAGGATAAGTTTATGACGACAGCGAAATTCTCACAAGAAGTCGAAAAGATTGCTCACGATCACTCAATGAATTATATTGATGCAATCATTCACTACTGTGAAGCAAATGAAATAGAAGTTGATTCGGTATCAAAATTAATTTCCAAACCATTGAAGGAAAAACTTAAGTATGATGCTCAAAAATTAAACTTCATGAAGAAAACTACTAGAGCTAAGTTGATGTTAGTATGACAAGTAATTTTTTTAGATCAGAAATGGTTAAAGGAGACTTACAAGAGATGGCAGAACTACAAAGATTTTGCTTTCAATGTATGACTTCTTTTCCAATTTTAAATAAAGAGAGAAGGTTAGAATACTTTAATGTTCTAGAACAACTCATTGAAAAACAAAAAATATTTTACACTAGACTTAAACTTAGTGACGATCCAGAAGCACTTGAGTTCGTTGAAAGTATGAAGAAAACTGTAGAATTAAATGCTAGTATGTTAGGTGCTAACTATAGCGAAAACGTATCCGAATTATTTGATACTCTTATCGATAGGGTTCAAAAAATGAAGAACGCTTTAGAGGCAGAGCAGGCTTGACTTTCCTCTCTGCCTGTGGTATTATGTGTAAGTGATCCAAAGTCACACAGAGTCCAATCTCAAACGTAAATTTAAAGTTTAATCTTATGTCTTTTGCCGAACTTAAAAAACAATCCAAAATGAACTTCGATGTTCTTCAACAAGAACTTGAGAAGTCTAACAAGCGAGCTGGTGATGATCGCTTTTGGAAACCCAGTGTAGACGACACTGGTAATGGTTATGCTGTTATCAGGTTCCTTCCTCCTGTTGAGGGAGAGAATCTTCCTTTTGTGAAGCTCTATCGTCACAACTTTAAAAGTCCTCAGGGACAATGGTTGATTGAGAACTGCCCTACTACTAATGGTGAGCAGTGTCCAATCTGTCAGGCAAACACCAAACTTTGGTCAACTAAGCAAGACCAAAACATTGCTACCGCTCGGGATCGTGGTCGTAAAGAAACTTACTATGCCAACATCTATGTTGTAGATGATCCCAACCATCCTGAAAATAATGGTAAAGTTTTTCTTTATCGTTATGGCAAGATGATTCATGAGAAGATTCTTGCTGCCATGAAACCAGAGTTTAAAGATGAAACTCCTGTTAAGGTTTTTGATCTCTGGGAAGGTGCTAACTTCAAGATCAAAATTCGTATGAAGGGTGGATACTGGAATTATGATCCTTCTGGATTTGATTCTCCCACTGCTCTGAGTGCTGATGATACTGAACTAGAAGCAATCTGGAAACAAGCACACGCTCTCCAACCTTTTGTTGCTAGGTCTGAGTTTAAAAACTACGAAGATCTTGAGAAGCGTTTCCTTGAAGTAACTGAAGGAGTTAAGCCTGCTTCTACTCGTAGTTTTGAAGAGGAAGAAGAGGAAGATCCCATTCCTATGTCTTCAAACATGGGTAACACCGCACGTGATGACGATGAAGAGGAAGAGGATGATGCTCTTTCTTACTTCGCTAGTCTTGCCGATGAAGACTGATTCATCTATTAGATTGCTTTAAATCTGTAGATACAAACGAAGTAGATTTCTTGTAGAGATTTGTCTTTCTAAATTCCGATACGAAATCATTTAAGTATCTGGGTTTTAAAAGATAAATCTCTCTTTTCTTTTCGTTCTCTTTTGTTTCATGGTCAGCAATAGATACTTCGGTACAAAAAGAACTTGCCAATACATCAGTTACAATTCCATTAATATTAAATTTTTGTACTGAGTTATAATAAATTTCATCAACCTTTGTACCACCTTTCAATAGAACCTTACCAAATAGTTCTTCTTGTAAACTATCTTCTATTGTTTGATAATACATGATTGTCCCATAAGCATTATCAAATTCATTTTCAAGATACTTATTCAACTCATAGGTTGTTAGTGGCCAATCAAAAATAGGATTAATCATTCCATTAGTTAAGACAATAATCCAATCATAAAATGGATCACCATATGCTTTCTCTGCTATGGTATCGAGACGCTCTCCATCTTGAATGGCATATTTCTTAAAGTATGTTATGTAAGAAAAAATATCTTCACTAAGAACATACCTTCTAAAGAAATTTTTAACTCTTAAATAATCTGACTGTGAAAAAGGATACTTTATTGGTTTAGTATCGTATTTTACATCTGGTATAAAAGAAAAGTACATTAGATTCCCCCTCCGTTTTCATCTACTTCTTGAGAAAATGCTATCTTTGTTTCTAGAAATCCTAAAGTAATCTCTACAGAAACTGGATCTCCATTAGCAAAGGCAGCCCAAGTTCCATCAGCAGTAAAATTGATATCTAATGCTGTGATACCACATAGTTTGTAATATGGTAGGTATGTATTTCTAGCATTGCCTTTCATGAAATCAACTTGACATAACTTAGGAAGTGTTAGTAAATTTCCTGCCTCAAATTTACTGAATGCCTCTGCCCCAAATCCAGGAAGAGTTGCTTTCTTGAATGTATTATATATTTTTCTAATCTCGTCAGATTCTTCTTTTCTAGTTGAAACGAGTTTAAATTTTAACCCAAAATTTCTTAACTTTGGTGCTTCGTATAGCAACTCTACATTCGGATTTATAATTCTTCCACTTGTAGAACTTAATGCTTGATTCACTGTTAACTCTGACCCAGTAAAATTATTAGTTAAACTTTTAATTAAATTAGCGAATGTAGATACGCCCATTCCTGGAATATTTTTTATACCGTTAAGAACATCAAGTCCAGATGGGTTTGTGACATTCAATGCTCCAATTGAAGCAGCTCCAACTCCAAATCCATTCCATCCACCACCAAATGATGTGGATATATCTTGTGGCATGTATAGTATAATAGGATCATAACCCTTGGCGGTATCTCCTGAAGCTGTTCCACTACCAGAATAATTATTATAAAAAGTACTATTACTAGTATCACCAGCGGTAGAATTATATGGAGGTTTATAATCATAAAAATTGAACATTACGTAGTCTGCTTCCCTATCTTTAATATCTTTTGGATATCGTAATGTTGAAGGAGTAGCTTGTTTTACAGGTGATTGTTTTGAGGTAATTACTATTTTTTCTGATGGTGTTTGACTTGATGCCTGTACTTGTGCTTGCTGTTTAAGTTCATAGCTTGCATCTATTTGGTCTATTGATGACATTATTTTCTCCTCGTTGCTACTCTAATTTTTTTGGGTTTTTCATTTTGAATTTCTTCCCAAACTAGGTCTTTGTCATACTCTAGTTTTTTATTACCTTTGTTCCAAACAAATCCTTCTAAAGGTAACATAGCAGCGGTCTCCCATTCGTAAGAAGCAAGATCAAGAAAGAGACTTTTACACTCTCTAATAAGATATTTATGTATGATGTTTCTGGGAATTTCAAGGCTTCCCGATTCTAATTTTTTTACTACTACAGACCTTTCTTTATATGAAAGATAATGTAGGTTAGCACCATAAAAATATTCTCCACCGTATCTTAAAACAAACACAAGAGGAAAGGTATCATAGTAAGGTATATCGGATACTGCTTGATACTCAAAGAAGTACATGTGACCCACAAATGGTCTTCTTC